ATCAAGCCTGTCTCCGCCCACGGGTTTCCGATTGCTTCGTAGTACCGCGTATAGGCCATCCACTCCGTGAGTTCTCGCGAATCCATTCGGCGAGACAACTCGCCGACCGTCATTCCAAGGTGTCCCGCCAGGCGGAAGAGGAACCTCCGCACCGGCGAGACGTTCAAGATTTTCCCAGTTCTTCGACGTCCGCCTCCGACATTCCGTTGTGCTTGATCGCAGCGTCGAAGAGGCGAGCCATCACCGCGCCGCTCTTCTGCCCGAGCTGCTCGATCTGCTCCTTGCTGAAGAGCAACTCGCCCTTCTCGTCGCAGAGCGTTCGCACGAGGTACTCGGTGCGGAAGTTGGCGACACCCGTATCACGCTTACCGATCCACATCCGCTCGTAGGAGTCGCGTTCCGCCACGCTCATCACGCGAATCCAAACCGAGCCGCCCCACTGCTTCACCTTCACCTCGAGGAGCCCGAGGTCATCCGCCGCGAGAATCTGTTCAGCCGAAAGTGCCATCACTGCCTCACGAGTTTGAAAGTTGCACCGTACCGGGCGATGTCGTTCACCCGGCCTGTCAACGTGAGCGTCTGGCAGATCGCCTTGTGGGTCAGCGTAAGCCCGCCGCCAGATAACTGGAGCGTGCTCTGAATGCCACAATTCGTGATGCCGATGCCCGCGGTGGCTAGGCACTTCACAGATATAGTGCCTGCGTCAACTGCAAACGTGCTGTCGCGCCCGAGCGGCAAGCTGCCGCCGATGGTAGCGTCAATCTCGGTGACTTCACCGAGGGTGACGCTGTTCCAGATTGCAGATACGCCCGTGCAATATGTCGCCATGACGGGCCTCCGTCACGGCACTAGACGCGAGCGACCCGGAGGGTGGCTTGACCACGGATCGCGTCGTTCAACGCGAGCGTGAGCGTCGAGGCGTTGACCGTGTACGCGATCGACGAGAATATCGCCGTCCCGCCCACGGAGATTGCACACGGGCCGGTAGAAGCGTCGGCGATCAGCACGTTTCCGATGTAGTCGAACTGGATCGTGCGACCCGTGTCACTGCTCGAGCCCTGGAGCGGGCGGTCGATCGTCGCGATGGAGTTGCCGGTTGAGAGCCCGAGGTGGCTGACGTCGATCTTCTCGGCGTCGGCCTGCGGATCGGTGTTCGAGATGACGATGTTCGTGGCCGAGAAGATCGACGCACCGAGCCGAATGATCGTGCCGGCTGATGTTCCTGTGCCGCTGTGTGGAGTGACCGGCATTTTCTACGTCTCCTGCCAGAGGATTGAATACGTTTGCGAAACCGAATAAAGCGGTGGTGCCTCGCCGCCGGCGAGTTGGGCGAACCCGTCCGCCTCGTTATCGAGCGACGTGTTCTCCACTATGACTGATTCTGGCGATGTCCCCCCGTATCCATCCAGCGCCAACCGGCACTTGTCGGCGAGGTCTCTTACTGCCTCGTAGCTTTCCGCGTAAAGGTCGAGGGCGAGGATCACGGTGGTGACGCCCGTCGGCCCGGAAAGGCTTTGAGAACGCTGTACGGCACTTCGCCGGTACGTGGCGAACGGCACCGCCGCGGAGGCGGGGGCGATCACCGGGTAGATTCGCGTGCCCAGGAGATTCGCCACGTCGGCGTCGGCGACCAGGGCGGAACGGATCGCGGCTTCGGGGGAGCGGAGGGCCATACCGCCATCTTGCGTCGCGGCACCCGGCCCCTTGCAGGGTTAGCCTACGCGGCGTCGCTGCCCCGCAGCCGGCTCCACGCCTCGGCGACCGACGCGCTCAGTTCTCGCTGAAGGATCGCGGAAACTTCGCCCTGCGTCTGATTGAACGCGGTCTGGAGCGGCGGCTGCCTGGTCAGCCCTCCAATCGGCATCGGCGGCAATGTAATCGGCTCTTTTGACTTGATGAAAAACGCCCGCGGGTACGGCGGGTCTGTCACGACGCGAGGCTTTTGCTGCGTGTCGAACTTGAACGGGCCGAGCTCGCGGAACGACGAGGCGATGTATGCGTTCTGTCCGCTGACTAGATGCAGCACGCCACTGCCGCGAACGATTTCCTCGATGATTTTTTCGCCGACGCGTCGCCGCCGAAGAAACGGTGCCGTAGGAGATCGTCTTTTGTATGGCTTGTTTGAGAATGTTTTGATCGTGCGATTCTTCGCGCCGTACTCCAGCCACCACTGATGAAAAGCCCGGTCGGGGCCGGTTCGCACTTCGCCGCCTGCGGCCGACTCCGATCTCTCCTGTGCCGCACGGCGGTAGCCCACGACGCCGACCGCCACGCCGCTGTTTTCGTATTCGACCACTTTGCTCGTGACGGCTCGCTTCAGGTTGCCGGTCGGACCCACTGGAGTAATGGCTCGCAGCGTCCGCGTCACAGGCACGATCGCTTTTTTCATGGCCGCGCCCATCACCGACGCAGCCTGCCTCGGAGGCAAGAACTGGCGGAGCTTTCTGCTGAACTCCTGAAGTTCAGCCATGTCGATTGTGATTTCCGTTCCCTTGACAGCCATCACACAGTCTCCGAGCAGATCAGTTCGTGCTCGCTGCGGTTCTCCCGCTCCAGCACCGAGATGATTTGCAGCGTCCGCCCACGCCACGAGATTCGCATCTGGTTCGTCAGCCCGGTGAGATAACGCATCCGAATCCGGTGCGTGATCTCCGTTTGCTGCGTGTTCGCAAGCAAGAACTCCCGAGCCGTCACGCCCGTGACGCTGGCCCACACTTCGGCGAACGTGTCATACGTGTAGGTAGTCTCGCCCAGCCGGTTCCGCGACTCGGTCGCCTGCTGGATCGTGATTCGCTCGCGGAGTTGGCCGGCGTCGATCACGTCACCGTTCCTTCGCCGATCACGACAAGATCGTAGGTCGCCCCTGCCGTGGTCTCAAAGAACAGGCTCGAAGGCGAGGCACCCGCTGCCGAAGGATCGACGAGCAGAAACACGCCGCCCGGCTTCACCACGCCAGAGAACGCGCCTGTCAGCGTGATCGTGTGCGTCGCGTGCGTGTTCTTCACCATGATGACCTTCACGGCGGAGAACTGCACGAGCACCGAGGCACCGTTGCGCGTGTCGGAGATCGCCGACAAAAGCACGGTGAACGATCCTGACGCCGCGGTGCGGTTGTCGGAGTAGACGACCTGGGCCTGGTCGGCTCCGGTGCCGTCGGCGAACTCGCGGAAGAAATCGTATTTCGTGAAGCGACTGTTCACGGACAGGTCGCCGGTGCCCGTCTCGCGAGCGACTACGGAGGCGAGGACTTCTGCGGATAGGCTCATGTGATGGTTCCTTCGCCGATGAGGATGACTTCGTAAGCGGCGACTCCCTCGCCGGTGCTAAAGCCGAATGTGCTTCCTGCCGTCGGCCAGCCGGCAGCGTCTGGTGCGAAGTACGCCACGGCACCGCCTGGCTTGAGGTATAGCCCACTGGGAGAGTCAGAGGCGAAGAGCGGGCCATTCGGCCAATCCGCGGGACTCAGAATTGAGAAGTCTTGGCTGCCCGTATTCTTGACGTAGAAAAACTTGATCGCTGAAAAACTTCCGCTGCCTCGCTCGTCGGTAAACGTGAAGCCAACGCCGAGAGGGAAGTAGTCGTTATCAAACGTGCCGGAATCGCTCCACGCGATTTGAGCTTGATTCGCCCCCGTGCCGTCGGTGAGTTCCTTGAAATACTCCACCTTCGTCGTGCGCACATCCTTCGCGTAGTCGCCTGCGTCGGTCTCGTTCGCCACGAGCGAGAACAGGATATTGGCGTTCAACGTCACGAGTACGATCCCCACGAGACGGTATCGAGCAGCCGCTTCGCACCTTCGGGCATCTGCCCGTCGCCTCGCTTCTCGTAGAGTTCGAGGATCGTCATCAGCACAGCCGACTTCACCCGCTGCGGCACGTCGGCTGCCGCACCGTAGCCTGCATACCACGTGACGGTGATCGAGTTGGGATCGTCGAGGTTCGAGGGCCACGTGCCGCCGTAGAGGTTTCGCAGCACGCCCGGCGTGGAGTTGCGGTCCACTCGGTACTCGGTGGTCGAGAGCGTCGTGGTCTGGCCGGTCTGGTTCACCGTGTAGGTGACCGTCACCGCCGTGGTCGTGCCGCTGCCGCTCATCGGCGGGCGAGGCAGTTCGATCTCGGGCGGAAACTGGTCGAGCGTCATCACGAGTTGCTGCGTCACGAGGGAGCGGTCGATGTAGTCCTCAACGAGCTCGCGGGCGGCGACGATCAGATTCGTGAGCAGGGTATCGTCAGCCGTGGAATCG